ATTGAATCTGCGCAATACTCAGCAAGCGTGGACGGCAACAACTCAAGCATCATTGCAGTTATCGACGGTGTAACCATGATTGTTCCACTAGACCCTGCAAATCGCCACTACGCCGCTATTATGGAACAAGTAAATGCGGGAACTTTAACTATAGCGGAGGCTGACAATGGCGAGTGAAATCAAAGCAAACAAGATTAGCCCTGCAACTGGCACGGCTTTAACCATTGGAGATTCTGGGGATACTGTAAGTATTGCTGCAAATATTAGCGGCAACCTAACTGTAGACACCAATACTCTACACGTTGACTCTACTAATAATAGAGTTGGTATTGGCACTGCGAGTCCTGCCCAAAAATTAGTAGTATCTGGCATAGACTCCAGAATTTATATAGAAAATAATAATACTGATATCAATATGGATGGTTCTGCAAATGGGCAAATTTCTATTGATGGAAATGGTTATAATTTTGGTATTGCTTTAAATGCAGATGGAGCAAACTTATACACAAACTCGTCAGTTAGGGGTTTAATATTTGGCACTAACGAAACAGAACGTATGCGTATCGACGTCAGCGGTAACTTGCTGGTGGGGACGACAACAAATAACGGAAGAATATCAAGCAAATCTTCAGATAGCGCTTCATCTAAAGCACTGTACTGTGAAAACAGTTCAGGTGCTAAGTTGTTTGAATTAAGAGGCGATGGTGTTGTTCAGACAGGCTTGGCGGCTAACTCGCCCTACAACTTGACCAATGCTTCCGCAGCAAATGTGCATATTGCAAGCAACGGAATTTTATATCGTTCTACATCATCTCTTAAATACAAAAATGATGTTCGTGATGCTGTGCATGGTCTTGCGGATGTCATGCGGCTTCGACCTGTTACCTACAAAAGCAAAATCAATAAAGATGCTGATCCGGCTTTATTTGATTTAACTCAAGGAGAAACGGTTTTTGGCGGTTTAATTGCCGAAGAAGTCCATGACGCTGGTCTTACTGAGTTTGTGCAATACGCTGAAGATGGCTCGCCAGATGCTTTGGCATACGGCAACATGGTCTCACTTTGCATCAAGGCTATCCAAGAACAACAAGCCATCATTGAATCTCAGGCATCATCTATTGCTGATCTTACTACACGCCTAGAAGCATTGGAGGCAAACTAATGAGCCACGTTAAAACAGACAAACTCTCAGCACGCACTCCTTCTGGGACGATTACTCTTGGCGAGTCAGGTGAAACGCTTTCTTTTGTTGCTCCTTATGACGGGGTTCTTATTAGAACTGGCGACAATAGCACTAGCAATCAAGCGTTCATATCAGCGTATAGGGCGGGAGATGGTGTTGTATCTGGAAACAGAGTAGCAATACTGTCTAAAGGAGATGGAGCAGGCAACGCTACCGCGCTGCGTTTTGACACCGATGACACTGAACGTCTACGTATTGATAGCGATGGCATAAAGTTTAATGGAGACACCGCCGCCGCTAATGCCCTTAATGACTACAAGGAAGGTACTTGGACTGCTGTTATTGCCGATGCCGCTAGTAGTGGCAATGAATCTAGCACAAGTGCCGATGACGCAATATACACTAAAATAGGTAATATAGTGACTGTAAGTTGCCTGTTTTCAAACATAGATACCACAGGATTAACGAGTTCAAATCGGCTGTACTTAACGGGATTTCCTTTTGAATCTAATTCTCGTGGCGCATATATAGTATGGGCGCAAGGAATGACTTTGGGAGGTGTAGGAAATCCAATAGCAAGAATAAATCCGGGTTACACATATATTATATTTGAAACACTGACAAGTGGTGGCAATGATAGCGCAGTTCTTGTTTCTGATTTAAGTAGCGGAAGTGCTGATATTGTTATTTCTATAACATACACAACAAACTCTTAATTACCTCAAGTAGATTCTTGAGGCGGACACAAAGGAGATAGCCAAATGGCTCTAACAAAAACACAGAAAGTAGACAAGATTGAAATCGTAGGCGACTACAAGCACGTTCAAGTGCGTACAGCCACAGTGATTGAGGAAGACGGTGTAGAAATTAGCCGATCATTTCATCGACGCGTAATTATGCCAAACTCAGACATCTCTGGCGAAAGCGCAGAGGTACAAGCAATTTGTGCGGCAGTACACACGCAAGAAGTTAAAGACGTTTTTGCGGCCAAATTGAACGAAGAAGTTTAGTGAGAAAAGCACTTGGCATTAGTTAACATAGATAGCGTAGGACAAGTTGGAATTGTAAAAGAAACCAGCTCTTGGAATCTTCCTCCTAATGTTTGGTCTGACGGAAACAACGTAAAGACCGAAGAAGGCTCTATTAAGAAGTGTCCGGGCTACGCAGAGGTAATGGCTACCTGCCCTATTGCTCCTTATTATATTACCCAGATTACTCTTGGAACTCCAGAGTTTTGGGTTGTTGGTGGTCTTAACGCTATTTATGCTTACGACAATACAGGAACATCTACAACTTTAGACGGGTCTATTGATGACGTAGTAACTACAATTACTGTTGATAGTACAGAAGGTTTTGAAAATGTAGGCACTATTACCATTGAAGAAGAAAATATAACTTACACTGGTAAAACGTCAACCACATTTACAGGATGCACTAGAGGCGCTGATAGCACTGTAGCGGCTTCTCACTCTGATAATACTGCTGTAACTCGATCTACTAAATGGTATAACATTACTAGGTCTAGTGGTGCTTATTCTGCTACTGCTGACGAAGGATGGACATCTACCATTATTGGCGGCGTTCTTGTAATGACCAACAATATTGATAAACCTCAGTACTGGGCGCTTACAGATGGCAAACCATTGTCTAGCCAGTTAATGCAAGATTTGTCAAACTGGCCTAGCACTACGTTATTAGATGGCGCTATTGATGCTGTAGTAACTACAATTACCGTAGATAGTACTGCTGATTTTCCTATTGCTGGCGTTATGAATATTGGCTCCGAAAAGATTTCATATACTGGAGTTACCGCAACTACTTTTACCGGCTGCACTAGAGGTGCGTTAGGAACTACCGCAGCGTCTCACGCTGATAATGCTAGTGTTACTATTACAACTAGATGTAAATCTTTAAGGGCTTTTAGATCGTTTCTGATTGCTCTTAACGTTACTAAAGATGGAGTTAATTTTCCTCGCGTTGTTAAGTGGAGTACTGAAGCCGCTACGCAAACACTTCCTACCTCTTGGAACGAAACACTTAGTACGGTCGATGCTGGCGAATTTGAATTGGCAGATACAAAAGGAGATATATTAGACGGATTACAGTTAAGAGATTCCTTTATGATTTACAAGGAAGACGCTGTATATTCTATGACTTTTGTTGGCACACCGTTTATATTTTCTTTCCGTCAATTGTCTCCTACTATTGGCGCTATATCTAAAAACTGTGTTGTTGAGTTTGATGGCGGTCACGCTATATTTGGCAAAGGAAACTTTTACGTTAACGATGGGCAAAGAATTAAACCGATTCTTCCCATGAAACTAAAAGAGTATGTGTTTCAGTCTATTGATGGCCAACAAATTAATAAATGTTTTGTAGTTGCAGACTACGGAAGAACTGAAATCTTGTTTTGTTTTACTGCTGATGGCGCTACTACCGACGAACCTAATAAAGCAGTTGTATGGAACTATATTACTAACACTTTCACTATTAGAGATATTCCAGACCTTGCTTATATCGGCTATGGTAACGTAGGAAACCCAACAAGAGCAACAACTTGGGCTACTACTACTTTTTCTTGGTCCGGCGTTACTGGCCCGTGGACCATGAGTTATGACCTTCAAGATAAAGTATTGTTATTTGCTGATCCTACAAATACTAAACTGTATAGAGATAACTCTGGAAACCAAGAAGATACAAATAATATGGTTTCTTACATTGAAAGGAGTGGTCTTAGCCTAAACGAACAAGGTCAGCCAGATCAATATTCAGTAAAAAGAATTAGCGCTATTTATCCTAAGATGTCTATTAGCGGTGATAATTCAATTAATGTATACCTTGGCACCTCTATGTCTACCGAGGAAGGTATTACTTGGGGAACTCCAGTAACATTTAATCCTAATACACAGTCTAAAGTTTCTGTTAGAGGAACAGGAAAGTATTATGCTGTAAAGTTTGAGTCTGATACAGATATGGATTGGGAGTTAGACGGTTACGCTTTAGATGTTAAAAATGTAGGCAGCAGAGGATCAAGGTCTTACTAATGCCAACTTAC